GTAGAACCTGAGCGTAAAAAAACGCCCTCTGAGCGTGAGCCCTTACGGCTATTGCATCGAGTGCAGCAGCTGACTAAGTTGTCATAAGCGATCGGATCACCCCCTGCTTTAATAGGTATCACATGATCTACAGTAGTGGCAGGCTGTTGACAGTAGAAGCAAGTCCATTGGTCTCGAGCTAGTACCTCGAGCCTACGCTTCTTGTACGCCTGTGATGATCGAGGATCGCCACGCTTTGTACTCATTGCCATCCCTTGGTCTTTAAGTGTTGTAATGCCTTGCAGTAGTCAGGCTCATCGTACTGTGTAACGCCGTACCTATGTGTGACATAGTGCCAATACCACCACCATTGCTTAACAGTTGAAGCATTCTTTAAGCTCTTAGACTTACCCTGATATAACCCATGATGTGATCCATTAACAGCCTTAGGATTCCATCTACTCTCTCTATAGACTATCTCGTTATGGCATAGTTCTTGCTTATCAGTAAGCTGATACTTGGCTAATTGTTTAACATAACCTATTGCTTTGTCATTCGCCTGTGCATCTAGGGGCATTGCCATAGATAGAGATATCCCAATAGCGAGTGCTACCACGCGAGCTAGCCCTGAAGGGCTCGCGTTGAGCCCCTGATGGGCTCTAGCGCTGAGAGTACCATGCGTGTCAATTACATTCATATAAGTCCTGTTCAGAGCGGTGTGTCGGTTATCTGTTGTCTGTAGAATAGAATCCTGATCCCTTGAAACTTACAGCTACAGAGCTATAAACCTTGCTCATTGATGAATGACAGAATGGGCATTCGAGATCATGAGGCTCATGGATTGACATCCACTTCTCTATTCTGGCGTTGCTCTCGCAATGCTCGTTATCGCACTCGAACTCATAGGTTGGCATCTGGATCACTCTGACACATTCTGCACGTCTGAGTGAACGCCCAAGCGCCACACATATTGCATCTCATAGGTTCTAATTGTCTCAGATTATCCTTAAAATCCCCGTAACCTGCCTTTAGCAATAGATCGACCAGATCACCTAATCGCATGAATGCAAGGTACTCACTAGGAGCCTTCTCCCCTTGACCATTCAATCGACTAACTACGATAGGCAAGTCACCAGCTTTACTTGCCCTCTTTGTGACCTGATCGATCCACGCCTTTGGCTGGAACGCCGATCTAGCTTTAACTTCCATGTCGAAAGGAACATGAGTTATATCTTTTCCAGCCCCTCGACCGATATCTGCATGAGGCCACCATGTCGATAGGTACTTGGCGACTATACGCTCGGTCGAGAATCCTCGATACTTACGGCTTTGTGAGGCCATTGACAGCGTGACATTTAGCGCATGACCAGCTCTTATTGACCAAGTTAACCCTTATATCTTTGTAAGGTATTGAGTCATTACATAAGCAGCATCTAGTCGTAAAGGTGAACTCCTCTAAGATTGCAATAACTTCCTTAGATCGATGAATCTCATCCTCTGTAGGAAATGACTCCCATTCACCATCTTGGTTCATAAATTGTAAGCGACTCATTACACTCTCGCCTTCTGGCGTTGCCACGATCCATCTTTAGCAATCTCGTACCATATGACATCGTTAGGAGACTCACATCGTCCACCGATCTCACCTGTCACAGCTGCCTTGCACTTAAAGTGGCCCCACGGCTTGCCAGCCTTGGTTGTGCCTGTCTTCCACATCATCTCACCATGTCGGCAGACTGGTATATCCTTCTCTGTCTGGCCGCCAATGATCTCTTTCACCATCGATACAGCTTCCCCCATTGTGGGCGGCATAGTCGCAGGCTTGATAGTCCATGGATCTTCTTCCTTTACTACTGGAATGTAAGTGCCAGAAGTTTCTAGCATCTTAGCCTTTGTCTCATCAATAATTGCTTCAGTCTTCTTAACTGTTGCCACCTTTGTCATTTCCTCGCGGCTCGCTCGCTTGCCCTTTGTCGCATAACCTGCATTTGCCAGAGCTCGACCGATCGCGCTAGTCTCGCAGTTCTCAAGCGCAGAAGTAGCATTGACCCCGCGGCCCTGTACAGTTTCTTCTGCGAGGCCAGTCGTCCAAGGTCTTGCGTCCGCTTCTGTGCGATATATAGAAGCTTCAACGATAAATCTGCCAGAACTGTAATCAAGTAATCGGGTATGTATCTGACCATCTCCATAATCCTTCCAAAACTTAATGAGTCTTTCTTCTACTGTTTCATAATCTTCAAGATTAAACATATTGCTCATCCTTTTCTGTTATGAGTTCGCAAGCTAGTGCGAGGTAAGCACATGCGTCGATATAGGAGTCAACGTGGTCAGCGGTTTCTTGGAGACGTGCGAGCTTGACTTCGACCATCGCCAGACACGCTTGATGGTCTGAGATCGGTGTCTCGAGCATCTGTTGGAGTCTGAGTGCAATTCGAGTCTGATTGATACGAGGATGACCATAAATTCTTCCTCGGTCTCCAATAATGTCAGTAGCTGATAGTAGGACTTCACTTGCTTTCACACTCGCACCCTTTCCTTGGTCTCGTAGTAATCCCTGACAGCCTTGCGGCCTTTTAGATAACCTACGCGAATGCCGACGATACGGCCTAAATGAAAATATAGTCCAGATAACGCAATCATTGCAATTACATCGCCTAATGATGGATCGAACATCATAGGATTTCCAGAACCTTGGCTTTTACATATTGACGCAATTCCTCGTAATAGGCACGGCTGGCCCATTCTTCAGGATAATCGTGGCGAACTGTATTAAGTAACGCCTCAAGCGCGCAGATCTGATTTTCATCTAGTAGCAGCTTTACTGTTTTAACTTCTGTTGCATTCATTTTAAGCCCTTTTCTATGGATGCCCTTCATCCATGGCTCTACTGTCTCACGCTCTAAGGGGGAAAATCTAGAGATTTATATAACGAAATGGTAACAATTCTAGGTCGTCGATGTGGTCATCGATGTCCCGATCAAGCTCGTTATCTAGGTCGTCCATAGCGCTTACCTGAGACTAGGAACGTGCCGTCCTTTTCCAGATAGATCAGATCAACTTGCACATTTTTGCCATCGACGTACATAATGGCGAATGCCTGCTGCCAGTTGGCCGAGCCTTTAGTGTAAGAAGCCTTGCTAAAATCCATGAGGTTGCCTACTTCTACCCCATGCAAAACACGCCCTATACGGCCCCCAGAAGCCTCTGAGAAGGACGATCTGCCTGCCCTGTGAGTATGTCCAGAGATAACTGACTTGCCATGCCTACGGGCCGCCTCGAGGGCTGAGAGACCGCCCTGAGACTTGATAGGCGTGTGATCGCCGTGGACTGCAATCCAACTAGGCGCGATGTTATAGGGTTTCTTATGGAAGGTAATGCCAAGCTCATCGAAGCGCATAAACTTCTCAAATCGAAGCTCGGGCAAGGATAGGAATGAGGGAATCTTCCTCATGATTTGATTGTATAAACGATCAGTATGGTTAGATCTTAAAACTTGCGAGACTTGGAGATCGTAAAGTACCTGAACAGCTTCATCGCGATCATCTCCCAGAGTCTGCTCATAGGCTTCTGGAGTCCCTTCTGACCACTTGCTTATAGTATTAAAGTCGATTTCATCGCCGATAGTTACTACTTCATCGGGCTTAAAACTGCGAATGAATTGTGCTACATTTTTTACAGCTACGCGATCATGAAACGGGCATTGAAGGTCGGACAGTATAACTATCTTCTTCATGTTGGTTAATCCTCGTCGTCGTCCTCATAGGGTAAGCGATCCACTCGGTCAGGGAGCGCAGGCAAAAGCCAGTCAGGATAGGCCGATCTTTCTACTACAATCGCTAAGCAGAGATCTACAGCAAAACCTGCACGTCGCAGGGCTCGATAGAACTCATGTATAGAGATCGCGTACGCATCAAGCGCACTATAAGTATCGAGATCGATGACTTTCTTTCGTGCCATGTCAATAATTATCGCTCGAGAAGGATGTTGTAAATCTCATCGACACGCGCATGCAACGCTTTAATTTCATTGAGCAAATGAGTAATGACGAAACCTGCAAGCCCACCGATGACGGCTAGGCTGGCAAAGTAAAAGGCCATTAAGTCCGATGCAGTCATTCTTTCCCGACTCCGAATGAGGCATCGTTAGGATTGAGCCAGCGCAGAATGACGGGTGCTACTGCTGCCGCGCCTGCCATCGCTAAGGTCTTAGGATCTGTTACACCTGCCATGTATAGCGCGAGGGCAGCGGCCAAGAATGATCGAGCCCATGATGCTGCTAGTGATTTTGCCTGTTCCATTTATTTTCCACCTATCATCGGGATATTGAAGAACGTACTGTCTGAATCGCCCTTGATAGTAAAGCTGAAGTGCGCGTGATGA